TTGGAGATGTTGTAAATGGTAAATCAACATTTCCAAAAATAGTTTCATCATTATCCTCAGCAACGAATGTGCTTGATGTAACCATAGGATAATCAGATGGTTGCCAGTTTGATGATGGGCTGGTAAATATACCTTTAACAGTATTAAATAAATTCCTTCTGGATTGTTTGGTTTGTATTGTTATACCACCTCTAAAATCATCTTCGTTTAAAGTAATTGAAGGAGAAACAAACTTACCACCAGCTAGAATAAACTTTCCATTTGAATAGCTTAGTATACCAAGCATAGAGCCTATTATTTCATCTATGTTAGTCATAGGCTCAACATTAGAGTAAATAATTCCATTTGCTTCATATCTATTCTCTGTGCCACCACCAGCCAAAGCTATATCTTCATCACATATATTTGCAACTGTGGTAAAAGAAGTTGTATCTATTTGCGTTGTTGGAACTGACAATCCAAATCTAGTATCTGACAAATAATCATAAAGTATTAGAGCTGGATTTTTTGAGAAAGCTGTTGAGCCAGTTCTGAAGTCTAATACTTTTTTACCTTTAATTTCTGCACTAATATTCGGTATTCCATTTGGAAAGACATCTGCGTCATATTTCAACTTTACATACAAATAAGCTATGCCAGAGAGCATATGAGAAGTAGTCCATTGTGGAACTTCTGAGACTAAGTCTGCGTCTGCTTGTTGGGTATCAGTTCCAAGATGTTGCTTTACTCTTACTGTTAGTTCAGAAGTATCTGAAAATGTCTGCGTTGCTACAATCGCATAATTAGTTGTTGTTGAAGTCCCAGATAAGAATGGTAAGGGTAAATTTGGGTTGTCTCGGTATGGAGTAATTCTAGTTTGTATTTGACCAGAAGGACTTGCTTGACTGAAAGTGATTGATGTTGCTTTAACATCTGTTCGTAAACCTTCTGATATTGTAACAGTTAAAGTATTTCTTGAGCCAGAAGAAGAGCTTGATCCACCACTTGATATACCATATTCAACCCCATTAATATTTATTGTATCGGTTGTAGCAACAGAAAAAGCTACATCTGATATTAGTGTAATATTAGTAGAGCCTTTAGTAATACCTTTCCCATTGACAACTTGATAACCACCAAAAGGAAGATTCTGATTTACCTTTACATCTTCATATCCAGATACAATTAGAGTTCTTGTTTTTTTTGTAAACTTAGATTCAGTCGCATATTTGCTTGGGGCAGTAACCTTGAACTGGGTTACACCATTTGCGTCCGTACCAGCACTAGCTAAAGTCAATTCATCTTCACCAAAATAAACCCTATCGAATGATTGTATTTCGTGTGAAGCAAGTTGTAGTACAATATGCAAGTCTTGATTGTTGTTTGTAGATTCCATAAAAAGAATACCACCAGATTTTTTTGTTTCTCCATACACAGTATCTCTGGGTATGATTGGCTGTTTAACCATTTCTGTTCGTGCTTGTAACTGTGCAGAATAATTTGCTTTTGGTTTTTTTCCAAATGCTTTTGAGAGAACTGCGGAAATGGCAAGATTCAGTAAAAAATTACCAACAAAATTTGTGAAAGAAAAATCTTTAACAAAAGCTTTAGCCATTTCTTTGGCTTTATCGAATACACCACCCATTATACAAAATGCCTTTTTGTTGTTATTTCTTTAAGTATTATCTTATCATTATGTATTCTTAGCCACTTAACTTTTTGATTACAGCCAAGTAACTGCGTAAAGTATTGCTTAGTCCAATCCATAATTTGTCTTACATTCTTTTTAGCAACTATATCCATGTGCCAAACAATATCGCCAGAGTTCCATGCTTCTTGATAGACATTTTTTGTTTTTAGTAAATATTCTTCTTCAGTTTCGTCTAAAAAAGCCCAATTAGAAAAGCCATATATTCTTCCATTCTCTTTATGTATTTTATATTGATTTAGTTCTAGTGATGGATATATATTTGCAAGTATTTCGTCATCTGTATAATTTTTAAATCTATCGAATTCTTTATATAACTTTATAATTGGATATACATTAATCATTTTGTGCCACCACCCCAAGTTATTTCTTTATCTTGCAAATCATCAACAAATTCTAAGCCTTTGTCATTAGGAAAAAAATGTTTTTGGTCTTGGTCTGTATATCTGAAATCAAGTGGTCGTTCTAATGATATCAATTTGCTTTCAATATCAAATGATATAGTTGCTGAAGTTCCTTCTTCTGATATTTGAACTGTATCGACAAAACCAGAGAATATTTGGTATGGATCATCAACTATGGATTGTGCATTTCCAGTTGTAGTTAATACACCAAAATAAACATTGACCACTACCCCTTGTTGAGTTTCATTAAATGCACTTGCAAGAACATCAGTATTTAATCCACTTGCTGTTATTTTTATTCCACTAGCTTTGGTCTCTGCTGTTTCTTGTACTTGACTAATCGAAATTAAATTACCAGCACCAGAATAAATTTGACCTAATATAGTGAAATCACCATATCCAGTCCAGATTCGTAGATTTTGATTGTAGAGGAACTCTACTGCATAGAAAGGTCTAGTTTGACTGCTAGATAATTGACTAGAGAATGTGCTACCAATCGTTCTAGCCATAGTGATTATCCTTTAGA